ATCAGCCAGATGGACGCCGGACACATGATCCCAGGCAGGACCGGAGGCATCCTGTTCGACGAGTCAATCGTCCACGCCCAGTGCCGGAAATGCAACCGGGACGGCAACGGAGAGCGACAGGCATACAAGCGCATCATGGTCGAGCGCAACGGCTTGCAGTGGTACAAGACCAAAGAGGCTGCAAGGAAGACCGGCACCAAACTGGGTGACTTCGAGTGCAAGCTCATTGCCGATGAATACCGCGCCAAGTACAAGGCGCTCTTGAAGCGGGGCGAGGAATGATCTACACCAACTGGGAAGCCGCCGCCAACGCGTCGAGGGCGGGGCGGGCGGTATCAAGCATCAAGAAGCGCATGACGCCCCGTGGCGAGCTTCCGACCGTCATCGTCATCGGACCAAGGATTCAGGCCCACTACGCCTACGCATCGAGCGACGGAATACCCGTATCAACCACCTATGGCAGACCGCAGGCGAGGGACATAGACGAGATACGGGAGTGGAGAGTCGGCTAGTGCCTGGACGCAAGTGGTCGATTGACGAGCACCCACAAAAGACCAAGATCATCAAGGATATGTGCGCTGGCAAAGAGTCAATGCGTAGCATAGCTAAACGGTATGACATAAATATAGCAAGTGTCAGCAGGTATCTGAGCGAGAAGCTAACGGCCAACGCCGCCGCCGTCATCAAGGCGCAGGACGACAAGGCCGGAAAGACCCTCATTGACGAACTCTTGGAGCGTGACAAGCGGGTTGAAAAGCTCTTCGACGCCTGCGAGCGGTACCTGCGGGACACGGCGAACCCTGACGAGTACGACCTGGGACCGAGGGCATGGGAGATCGACGTGCAGTACCAGGTCGAGACGGAAGGCAAGCCGCGCTACGAGAAGGCGGCATTGCAGACCATCATCGACAGGATGAATGAGCGGGGTATCGTGCCCATCGAGTTCCGCTACAAGCACGCCGACCCCCGGAAGCTCCTCTTGGAAGCCGCCAACAGCCTCAAGGGTACGATGGAGCTAAGGGCCAAGCTCGCGGGCAAGCTGGTCGAGGGCACGACCGTCAACATCAGCCAGAACTTCATTGACCTGAAGGCGCTCATCATCGGAGCGACCGAAGGCTACCCGGACGTACGGAAGAAGATCGCCGAGGCGCTTGAGGGCATGGAATGACCAAGCGCGAGCGCGAAGACCTTGTGTACAGCCTGTCCCCGCTCAGGTACATACGCTCACTGGGATTCACACCCTTTGCATGGCAGTCGGCAATCATCGACAGCCACCACAAACGAAAGCACATCAACGGCGCTCGGCAGGCAGGGAAGTCTACTATCATCAGTTCAAAGCCCTGCCACCGGGCGAGGTTCTTTCCCGGCTCACTGTCGATCATCCTCGCCGCCACCGAGAAGCAGGCAGTGGAGGATATGGAGAGGGTCAAGGACTTCATGGGCCGCGACCCGGAGTACCCGGACATCGTGCGCGACTCTGACAGCCTGGTGGAGCTTTCAAACAAGAGCCGCATCCTTGTGGTTCCAGCCACGGAGAAGGCGGCGCGCGGATACTCAAGCCCGGACATCATCATGCTTGACGAGGACTCCCGCATTGACGACATGGTGTACAAGTCAGGTGTCAGGCCGATGCTCACCGACAACGAGAAGTGCGAGGTATGCGCCATATCGACGCCGAACGGAAGGCTCGGGCACTTCTTCTCTGCATCACGGTCAACCAGGTGGGAGCGGTACCTTATCCGCTCGCCCTGGGAGATAGACGAGGATGCCATCAAGCTCATACCAGCGCGGGACGAGCGGATCTTCTGCACGGAGCAGGCCACGCAGGGCGTCATGGGATACTATTCCCCGAGGCACGCCATCGAGGAAGAGCAGCAGGAGAACCTGGAAGAAATGGGCGTGCTCATGTACCGGCAGGAATACCTGTGCGAGTACGTCGAGCCCGAGGACCAGGTGTTCGGGTTCGACGAGATCGAGCGCTTGTTCGCCCCTGGAATCAAGAAGCTGGATGGCACGTTCGCGTCAGCTCCCGTGCTGGCTATGGAGTTTCCCGACCTTGAATAAACACACAAACGGGAGTATACGGAAACAAGCATGAACGAATACATTGCAGTGTGGGACATAGCCAAGAAGCGCGACTTCACGACCGGCTTCATCATCAAACGGACGGCAGAGATAGTCGCGGGCTCTGAATTGCTCGCGTCTCCTGACAGGGTGCGGATTCACGCTGACATCGTGGCGATAGACAAGTTCAATAACATGTCGTACACGCGGGTGGCAGAAGTGATACAATCACGCATGGGACACAAGGAGCTTGCGCACTCGTGCGACCTCTTGATAGACGGAACCGGAGTAGGGGCGGCAGTCGTTGACCTCCTGCGGGAGCAGGGCCTGAACCCCGTCCCCATCGTGTTCACCGGGGGCAGTACGGTGCGGGAAGTGACCGCGCCCCTGGGGAGCATGTTCCAGGGAGGCGTAGCGCTCACCCCGTTGAAGATCGTCCGCGAGCTGCACGTACCGAAGACCGACCTGGTAGCCGCCGGAAAACTCCTGATCGAGCAGGGCCGGGTCCGGGTAGCCGAGGGCCTGCGGTGGGGGAATGATTTCAAGCAACAGCTCCTTGCGTTCAAGGGCAAGGTGAACGAGAAGGGCAACAGGAAGTACGAGGCCGACACCGAAGAGGACCACGACGACATGGTGGTCTGCCTGCTCATGGCGGCGTGGTGGATACTCCGCGGCGGATCGAAGGATGAAGAGCGGGTTATACCAGCCAAGCATGAAGAGGACTCGTGGAGTCCTGCCGATTACTACTAGGAGGAAGCGATGGACTTGCAGAAACCGAGGATTGCCAAGGAAGCCCTGGACAACCTCATGCAGATACGCACCCAGTACACCGACGAACGCAGGCGGTTCATTGACTACTGGAAGATGTACGCCGCCAAGGTGAACCCGACCATGGCCGACTGGGACGAGGATTCAGAACCCGGTCAGAAGGCACCGCCTGACAAGAAGGACACCTACGACAACACCGCGCAGAAAGCTTCCGACATATTCGCCAACGGCATGCAGTCAGCCGCGTTCGGGCGTACCGTCCCATGGATTTCCACGAGGGCCGAAGACCCCGATCTGGCCGACGACAAGGAATGTGCCGAATGGTTCCAGAGGGGCGACCGGGCGCTGGCCCTGGAGCTTGCCAGGACGACGTTCTACGAGGAGGGCCGCGCGTTCACCCGGAGCGCCGCCGACTTCGGGACTGCGGTCCTCTTCAGGGACTTCAACGAAGCACGGGCAATGCCTGTCTACCACGCCCAGCACCTGAAGCGGTGCCTCATCGCTGAAAACGAGTTCGGCGAGGTGGATACCCTGTTCCGTGACTTCTGGCTCTCGCCCTTTGAAGCCGCCATGTTCTTCGGACGCGACAACCTTCCTGAGACCGTCAAGCGTGAACTCGACGACAAAAAGACCAAGAAGCGCCGGTACATGCAGTTCATATTCCCCAAGGACAAGTACGACCTTGACCTGGGAGCGCGGAACGACGGCAAGGAAAACTACTCTCTGTACGCCTCAGAGGTTGACGGCATCACGGCGATCATGGAGGGCGGGTACGAGACCAGGCCGTTCTATGTGTGGCGGTGGGCACGCTCCCTTGAGGGTGACGTGTGGGGCGTCGATTCTCCCGGCATGATCGAGTACTCGAACATCCTCCAGGCCAACAGCCAGAAGAAGGACTTCGGGCGCCTCATACAGCTCGCGGCTCGCCCGCCTATCAAGGCGACCGAGGGTATGCAGGCGCAAGGGGTACGGCTTGAACCGAACGCCAAGCACTTCCTGCGGGCAGGCGACGACTTCGCCCCCGTTGCCATCACCGGACCGCTGGACGGAATCCTTGCCAGCATGGAAGACCTGAAGAAGAGCATCCGAGAATCGTACTATGCTGACTTCTTCCTCACGATGACCGCCAACCTGGAACGGGTAAAGACCGCAACCGAGGCAACCTATATCAAGGGCGAGCAGTCGGCGATGCTTGCGGCCATGTCAGGCAGGATGACCGTGGAGTTCCTGGAGCCCGCGGTGGAGGACGTGTTTGCCCTGTGCCTCCGCTACGGCAAGCTCCCGGCGATCCCCAAGAAGCTGCAAGGCAAGCGCATCAGGGTGGACCTCATCAGCCCTTTGACCCAGCTTCAGAAGCGCTACATGATGCTCAATGAGACCGACGAGTTCATGGGCCGCATTTTACAGGTTGCGCAGGTTGACCAGACCATCATTGACAAGGTTGACATGGACGCCTATGCGGACACGATAGCCGAAGCGTACAACCAGGACCGGAGGGTAGTGCGCGACATCATGGACGTGCAGAGGATACGCGGGGCGAGGGAGAAGGCGCAGGCTACCATGGCAGCACAGCAGCTCAAGAACGAGACCACGAAGGCAGACGCGACCATGCTTTTAGCGGGAAGCAAAGCAGTGGAGCCGAACAGCCCCGTCGAGGCGATGATGAAGGGCAAGCAATGAGCCCGGAAGAACGCGCCCTGAATCTTTCCAAGCTGGACCGGGCGCTGTCCACCCGCGCACTCTACCGGGGCGTGTACGGCAAGGATGAAGCCGTCATCACGGTGGCGCAGATGATGGACGACGCCGGGTACTACTCGACCAACCCGGACACCGTGAACCCGGAACTCGTGGCGCAGGTCAACCGGCTCCTGTCGTCAATCGGATCGGTACACCCGCAGAACACGTTCCTGTTCGCCAAGGCGATCATCGGCATAGCCAATGACGACGACCTGACCGGACAGAGGGCGGCCATCGTAGCCGCAGAGGAGGACTGACATGAGGCTCTTGTATTCACCAGACGACGCAGGCGGAGGCCCGGCACCAGTTGCGCCGACTACCACACCCGCCCCGGCTGCTTCCACCCCGACCCCGGCTGCTCCCGCCGCACCGGAACCGGCCCCCGGCCCCCCGACGTGGCTCACGCAGGTATCACCGGACCGTCGAGACAAGAAGGAGCTGCACAAGTACGCCAAGCTCAACGACCTCGTGGACTCGCACATCGAGATGGAGGCCAAGCTGTCACGGGCCATCGTGGTACCCGACCCTGAAAAGGCAACGCCCGAGGATATAGCCGCGTTCAAGAAGGGCATGGGCATACCCGAGAAGCCCGAGGACTACGCCTTCGACACGGTGAAGTACAAGGGCATGGAGAAGCTCGCAGAAGGCATCCGCGCCCAGGCCGTGACCGCGGGGCTCACCAAGGGGCAGGCTGGCAAGGTCTTCGACTTTGTGGCATCCCTCGTGAAGTCGGGCACCGACGGACAGGCGCAGGCCAAGGCAGACCTGCAAGCAACCTTCCCGGCCCGGTTGCTGGAATCCGTGGGCAATGACGCGAAGAAAGCCGAAGAGGTCAAGAACCGGCTGACTGCCTTCATGACCAAGCAGATCGGCGACCCCGCCCTGGTCAAGGAAATGGCCGACTCGGGGCTCCTCTTTAATCCCCGGTTCGCTGCGAAAATGGCCGAGATTTCCGCGAAGATGGACGACGCGCCGTACATAGACGGCAAAGGTTCCGCAGGCTCCAAAGGGCCGGGGACGTTCGGCTCGTCCTATTCACCCGACTTTGCGAGGCAGTACGGAGGCACGAAATGAGCGACATCCTTGACGACATCCTGAAGGCAATTCCGACCGAACCCGTTCAATCGACTGAACAGGAGAAGAAGCCGAGCATGGAGTACTCGCCCGAGTTTGAAAAGCAGTACGGCAAGAAAGCTTGACATTGTTTGGTTGAACGGCTATACAAAAACAGTAGGCGCAGTCGTAAGTCGTGAGCGTTGCCTCCCGTGAACGACGACTCGATGGACCCCGTGGAAACCGGGGAGCACAGAAGCGAGACAGCAAGCAAAGTTATGATGGTACGCGCATCAGAATGACGGCTTGCATAGGCGGACGGTCAGAGCTGGTTCGACTCCAGCCGCTTCCATCTCTCCATACCGCGTATGCGGTACAGCGGATTTGCTGTACGGTACGCGCCGGGAATAGACCAGAACTTGACTGGCAACGAAACCGTGCAGGGAGTAGACCTTACCAGTTACCCTTTGGGTACAGGACGGCGCTATCTGACCACACAGACAACCGCGCAAAGTTTACTTCCAGGAGATACCAATGAGCGTCAACGATGCTTATTCCTACCTTACCCTGCCCGAAGTGACCAAGCGTGCCGGTTTCGACAACGAAGCCGCCGTCATGGGTGCCATCGCGCAGGAACTTGAGTTCCTTGACGAAGTGCCGTGGTTCCCCTCCACGCACCAGGGATACAACCAGCAGCTCCAGGCCAAGCGCATCGGCGCGGGCGGATTTACCAAGGTCAACGGCCCCATCACCATGGCGTCGAGCGAGACTGACTTCATCACGGAGCCGGTCAAGATGTACGCCGCCGAGTCGATCATCGACGAGAAGGCCCTTGCGGGTCTTGCCGGTGAAGACGCCTACCGCGTCCGCGACTCCGAGGACTCGATGAACCTGTCCGGCATCATGCAGGACTGGGCTTCCAAGCTCCTGAGTTCCAACGAAGGCACGACCCCCGACGCCTTCCGCTCACTTGAGCGCCGCCGTGCCTCCATGGGAACGTACTGCATCGGCGGCGGCGGTACCGGTTCAGACCTCACGTCCCTCTGGACGTTCGAGTTCGGCCCCAACGCCTTCCACCTTGCGTACAACAAGGGCGGACAGCCCGGCCTCAAGAACGAGGACCGCGGGCGCCAGCGCTTGCCGACCCCCAAGGCCGACGGCTACATGTACGCCTGGACCCGGTACTACGAGATATGGGCGGCCATCGTCCTCCGCAATGAACGCGCCCTCATCCGGTACGCGAACATCGAGACGGCCGGAAGCTCCAACACCTTCAGCGCCACGACCTTCCTGAAGAGCGTCAAGAACCAGCTCCCGAGCATGGGCCGCAACGCCGTCGCGTTCGCCAACCGCACGCTCAAGGGCCAGATCGACGCCCTTGCGTATGACAAGTCCAATGCTGCCTACAGCATCCGCGACATCGTGGGCTTCGGCCCTGTCACCGCCATCGGCGGCGTGCCCGTAAGGTGCTGGGAATCCATCCTGGACACCGAAACCGCACTGACCGCGTAAGGAGAAAACCATGAGAGACGCACAGTGGATATTCGGTCTCATCACCGCCGCGGTGAAGACCACGCAGGTGTATTCTGCGGACTCGGTGAAGCTCGGAGCGATCAACGCCAAGAGCCCGTTTTCCCTTCACCAGACTGGCAAGGTCAACGGCTTCGAGGTTGTATTTGCCCTCACCAGCGCCCTCGCCGCCGCAGACACGCTCATACCCATCATCCAGGACTCTGCGGATGGTGACACCTGGGCCGAGCTCGTCCGCGGTCCTATCACCACGACCGCGCTTGCGTCAGGATCCCGCCTGAGGCTGCCCGTGCCCATCGAGCACAAGCAGTACCTGCGGGCATCGGTGTACCCGAACTCGTCCGGGACACTGACCGAGACCACCATGACCGCCTGGATTGAAGCCGGTCCGAACTAACAGAGCGGCCCCGGAGCAATCCGGGGCTTTTGAATGGAGGCACATGTGAAATTCAGATACCGTGTATCGGTTGACACCACAGAGGGCAGAACCTACGACGGCACCATCATGGAGCTTGACGAGGAGACCGCCACCCGGCACGCAGGCAGGAAGTTCGACCACCTTGAACCCATGGACAAGGACGCCAAGGCCTTCCTTGAGCAGATCAAAAATCCCGGAGAGAAAGCAAAGGCAGAAAAACCCTTGCCCAAGAAAGTAAAGGCATAGCATGTCAGACGTACTGTACGCACCCTTGTGGCTGGACATAGCGAACCGGGCACTTGGACGCATAGGCAAGGGAAGGATCGCATCGCTCACGTCGGACGACGACCTTGTGCAGTACGTCAACACCTTCATGGGCGAAGCAGTGGAGGCCGTGCTGTCCTCCCGCCCGTGGTCTATTGCGACCAGGGTTGCCCTTGTCCGCTCGACCACCGCCCCGGCGTTCGGGTACGACTATGCGTACGACCTTCCGTCTGACCACATCAACACCATCACCGTCGAGACCGATGGATCAGCGTACCGGCCCGAAGGCAAGACCATCGTCACCGACTCTGAAACCGTGTCGATCCTGTACACCGCCCGCCCGGCTGACCCCGACGATCTGCCGGGGTACCTGAAGAAAGCCATCAGCACGAACCTCGCGTTCCTGCTCTCGACAGCCCTCACATCATCGGAACAACTTGCCGCAAGGATAGCGCAGGAGTATGCCCTGGCCATGGACGAGGCGGTCAGGGCCGACGCCCGCAGGTTCCAGGCTGGTGAATCGGACCCCTGGTATGAAGAGGCCCGGTGATGGCGTCGGTCAAGCTGATTCAGAACAACTTTATATCTGGCGAAGTCTCTCCGCTGCTTGAAGGCAGGATCGAATCCGCACGGTACCAGACCGGCCTCCGCACCTGCCAGAACGCGCTTCCCCATCGGTACGGCGGCTGGATGAAGCGTCCAGGCACCTGGTACGCCGGGGTGCCCGCGGCCAAGGCCCGGCTCATGGAGTTCATCGACCCCGACGGAAGAAGCTTCATCATCGAACTCTCGAACCTCAAGGCCAGAATCTGGAGCCAGGAGACCATGGCGCTGCTGGCAACCGAACTGGTGACCCCGTGGGCTACCGCAGACCTGCCGGGGCTCAAGAGCCTCATCGTGGATGGAAGCATGTACGTCGTCCACACCGGGCACGCTCCGCGCATCATCAGCAACCTCCTGGGGACCTTCACCATCAGCACCCCGACCTTCACCGGGGACCGGACATTCTCGTCAGCCGGTGACTATCCGGGCGCGGTGTTCTCCATTGCCGGACGCCTGGGGCTGACAGGCACCACCAACGAACCGACGGCTGTCTTCCTGTCAAAATCTCCCGTGGCCATGACCGGAGCGAACCGGTTCCATGACTTCGCCTTCACCGACGCCAGCGGATACGTCGCTGCTGACAGCGCCATCTATCTTCTGGAAAGCGACCTGTCTTCGATCCTGTGGGCTGCGGGCGGGCAACGGTTGTTCACCGGCACCAGGCAGCAGGTTTGGGCCGACACGGGCACGGGAGTCACCCCGTTCGACTTCGACATGGCCATCATGTCCTCAAGCGGCTCTGCCGAGGTGCAGGCCGTCATATCGGAAAACGCGGTCATCTACGCAGGCAGGGGAGGAAAGAGCCTCCATGCCATCATTCAGGCCGGTGGATCGTACCAGCAGGTTAACCTGTCCACCGGGGCCGACCACTTCCTTGCCAGCCCCGCGGTTGACATTGCCATGCAGAACTTCCCCGCTCCCATCCTGTGGATCGTCCGGGCTGACGGGCTCCTCGTATCGTGCTCGCTCGACCTGGAGGGCGGCATGATAGCGTGGGCACGCCACCCCATGGCCGGTGCTCTCGTGGAGTCGGTTGCCGTAGGGCACTCCGACACCGAGGACATCCTGTGGCTGTCGGTCCTGCGGGGAACGACCAGGACCATCGAGTACCTGAAGTTCCAGGGGCTCGTCGATACTGCTTCCGCCGACTTCCATTTCGTTGACTGCGGTCTTGCCCTGACTCCTGCCAGCGCGACCGTGACCGGGCTTGCCCACCTTGAAGGAAAAACCGTTGCCGGGTGGGCCGATGGAGCCATCGTCCCCGACAAGACCGTTGCATCGGGTCAGGTGACGTATGCCACTGCGGTGGCAAAAATCCACATCGGCTATCCTATCGCAACCCTGGTTGAAACGCTCCGCCCCGAGGTCATGGCGAACGGAACGAGCCAGGGCAACTACAAGCAGATCGAGGACGCGATGCTGCGGGTCTATCGGTCGGCTGGCGGGAAGATCGGCATTTCAGGTGGCGGCAAGACCACCCTGTCAACCTGGAAGGCTACAACGCAGTCGTGGAATGAAATCCTCGCACCGTACACCGGGGACGTTGAATCAAAGCTCGCCTCTCCCATCGAGAAAAACGCAACCCTCGTGGTCGAGCACGCCCGCGCGTCTCCATTCAACGTGCTCGCCGTCGTCTACCGCGTCGGCATGAAAGAGGTCTAAATGCCAACCCAACTTGATTTCGGAGCCACCGGCGCAGGAGTGGCGATAGGCGCAGGAGTAGGGGGACCTCTCGGCGCGGTCGTCGGGGGAGCACTGGGCTTTGGCATTGACCTCCTTGATTATGTGTCCGGAAGCGCCAACGACCAGCAGGCCGAAGCCCTCGACGACGCCGGACGGCTGATCCAGGCCAAGAGCGACGTGTCGAACCTCACGGTGAACGTGGGTATCGCCAAGACGAACATCCTGTCCACCGAGAAGACCATATCGGCGTATGAATCATTTCTCGATGCTTTCCCCAACTATGCTGACCTCCAGAAAAACACGTTCGAGGCGCAGAGCAGGAGCGAATTCAAGGGGCTCTTGAACAACTACGCCATGGGCAACGCCCGCGCAGGATCCACCGGACGCGCTGGAGGATCGGCGGGGCTCATATCGGCAGAGGACAGGGCAGAACTTGCCGACTACGCCGGTGATGACCTGGTACTCGGCGGAGGAGACGGCGGGCGCTACCAGATGGCCCGTGACGAGACGTATAACAACCTCACCATGCAGGAGCAGCAGGCCCGCGACCAGCTCGGTATCTACCAGTCTACGTTAGGAAACATCAATGAGACCCTGGGGTTGTACGAGACAGCACTGACCGATGCACAGAACAGAGTAACTGATCTTGAAGGGAAATCTACAGGCGGAGATGGAACAACTCCAGGCGGAACACCCGGCGTCAATGTCCAGCGGGACCGGGACGGAGGCATAGTCCTTCCAGTTGCGACTCCCGCGGCTCCCGCGACGATGACTCCCGAGCAATACGCCGCGAAGATCAAGCAGATCGAGGAGGACAAGGCCGACGCCGCCGCGGCAAGGGCGGCTGCCAAGGAACTGCGGGCTTCCAAAAAGAAAGAGAACGTTGACCGCGACCCCGGCTCGTCGTACAAGCCACCGAAAAACGGCGACATGGCGATACTCTGAAAGGAATGACATGCCCATACTCCCGACCGTAGACTACAGCCCCATAGCAGACGCCATCGCAGGCAAGGGAAGGGCAGAGCAGGCCGGGTACCAGAACCAGCT